GGATAAATATTATAAACTTACGGAAAGAGAGTAATTTTATGCATTATGATAAATTTAAAAAAAATGTATACAGTCAGAATGGCGAAGATGGTGTTTTACAACAACTAATAATTGAACTGAATTTAAATGTTATTGATATGTGGATGGTTAATGTGAAAATGATAGAACAAATAAAAGCATACCTCAAATAATTTAGCATACTAGGAGCAATATATATGAATTTTAATGAATTTGTTACAAAATATAGAGATATTGGTAGTGTAGCATATTCTACACACGAAACAAAATATAACAGTTATACTGTTGGTAAATATGTGAATGACAACAACATATCTGGTGATGTTGTTGAGTGTGGTATTGCTGCTGCTTCTAATTTTGCATTTTTGATGCTCGGAACTATTGCTTCTTCTAATACAATTGATAGATCTTTTTGGGGATTTGATAGTTTTGAAGGTATACAACTAGCAGGAAAGAAAGATACACTTCAGCCTGGAATAGGAAAAATAACACATAATGTTGATGTTACAGAAGATGAACTTTTGGTTTCTAGTGGTGTCACCAGCGTATCCAAACAAAATGTAATAGACAATCTTTCTAGATGGAATTTGTATAACGACAAAGTAAAATTAGTAGAAGGTTGGATACAAAAAACACTAACAGATGATATAGTGAAGCAAATAAATAATATATCAATACTTAGATTGGATATGGACATATATGCTCCAACCAAATATGCTTTGGAAAAACTATATCCTTTAGTGTCGCCTGGTGGTGTTGTTATAATTGATGATTGGCAATTAGATGGTGCTAGAATTGCGTGCGAAGAGTATTTTTCTTCTATAGGTGTGCAACCTAATTATATAAAAATCACAAATTCTGATCCTGTTTATTTTATTAAATAATATGAAATACCTAATAACAGGCGGAAATGGGTTCATCGGATCTAACGCCACCAAAACGCTCCTCGACCAAGGCCATGAAGTAGTAGTCATAGACAATCTATCGTCGGATGCACATGACACCTTTCATTACCACGATGGAGCAAAATATTACAACTATGACATACTAGACTATGTGATGTGTTCTGATGTATTTAATTATCACAATCCAGATTATGTTCTTCACTTTGCCGCAGAAGCCAGAATACAGAACTGCATTCAGGATCCCACAAAAGCATATGAAACCAACCTGATTGGAACTTTGAATATGCTCGCATTATGCAAAAAGTATAATGTGAAGAGATTTGTCCTTTCTTCTACTTCTGCAATCTATGGTATGCGTTTTGCACATACTCAAGGTGTTTATTTGAATGAATTAATGCAACCAGATTGCTTGAATTCTTATTCTCTTTCAAAATACGCAGCAGAACAAGCGTGTAAGATGTATTCGGATATGTACAATTTAGATACAGTTTGTTTAAGATATTTTAATGTATATGGACCAAATCAACCAAAGAGGGGTTCTTACGCTCCAGTAATTGGAATATTTTCCAGACAAAAGAAAAATAATGAAGCCATGACTATTGTTGGAGATGGTTCTCAGACCAGAGATTATGTTTATGTTTCTGATGTTGTTGATGCCAACATCAGAGCGTGTTTACATTCCAAACCTTTGAATGGAGAACTCTTTAATGTTGGTTCGGGTAAGAATTATTCCGTTTTAGAACTTGCAAAACTGATGAAAGGAGAGTATACTTTCTTACCAGAGAGGGTAGGTGAAGTAAGACATACTCTCGCTAATATTTCTAAAATAAAACAATACTTTGGCTGGGAACCAACAAAATCTCTGTTAGAGTATATGGAGAATCGTGAATATGATACTTGAAAACGGAGATTTAAATATACAGAATGAAATAGAAACTCTTGTTCTAAAAAAGAGATACACATACATCGACGCAGTTCTGAAATTATGCGAAGATCATTCGTTAGAACCTTCGTATATGGCAAAACATCTGTCCAAACCGATTATAGAAAAACTTCGGGAAGAGGGAGAAAACATCAACCTTCTTCCTAAATCTGCTAGACTTCCCTTCTAAATACTTGACACACACCGTATACGCAGTATACTTAACTCATACATCGTACACATCGTACAAGGAGAAACATATGTCGTTTAAAGATCTTAAGAAAAAGTCACTTGATATTTCCAAACTCACCCAAGAACTAGAAAAGATGAACAAGGGTGGGGCAGAGTCCTACAAGGACGACCGTTTCTGGCGTCCAGAACTCGACAAAGCATCAAACGGATTTGCAGTTATTCGTTTCCTTCCTCCAGTAGAGGGAGAAGAGGTTCCGTGGGTTCGTGTGTTTAATCACGGTTTCAAGGGACCAGGTGGATGGTTCATCGAAAACTGCCCAACAACAGTCGGCAAGAAGTGTCCGATTTGTGAAGCCAACAGCGAACTTTGGAATAGTGGTGTTGAGTCCAACAAGACTCTTGCTTCTGGTCGCAAGCGCAAGTTGTCTTATGTTGCCAACATCATGGTCATGTCCGATCCTAAGCATCCAGAGAACGAAGGGAAGATCTTCCTCTTCAAGTTTGGTAAGAAGATCTTTGACAAGATTATGGAGAAGTTGCAACCCGAAAGCAACGAGTATGATCCTGTCGAACCAGTAAATGTCTTTGATTTCTGGCAAGGTGCAAACTTTAAGTTGCGCGTTCGTAGTGTTGCTGGATATGTCAATTACGACAAGTCGGAATTTGATAGTCCATCTGCACTTCTTGATGGTGATGATGCAAAGTTGGAAGCACTTTGGAAGAAGCAACACGCACTCAAGGCGTTTACTGATCCTTCCGAGTTCAAGTCATACGAGGAACTGAAGTCCAAGTTTGAGTCAGTTACTCGTGGCAGTGCGAACACCAAGACGGCGGAAGAGATTGAGCAAATTGAAGCCGCAGAAGAGCAGTTCGGTTCGTTCAAGTCCAAGCCAGCACCAAAGATGCAAGAGAAGAAATCATCATATGAAGATGATGCTGAAGAAGAAGATCCGCTGAGTTATTTCCAGAAACTTGCAGAAGAGTGATTATTGGGTATAATGATCTGCAAGAAGAACAGGAGAGGGAAACCTCTCCTGTTTTATTATACCGCTTGTAGTGCTAATTGACTTCTGTTGATCATATCAAGAGACTCTTCTCCTGCACTTGCAGATGATGCTTGGAAGTTTGGAAACCCACCAGACTGTGTGTTGTTTACCAGTGTAACTGGACTAGCCATAGATTGTTGTTGGTTATTGTTAGTCATTACTCCAGCAAGTAAAGAGGCAAAGGAACCATCTTGACTCAAAGAACCAAGTGTATATGGTGTTTGTGTGTCTGTCTTCCCTTGTACTGTCTGTTCTCCCGAAGCAGATACGGGTTTAATGAGAGCATAGAATTCTTTTCCTTCTGCGCTTTCTGCGTTCTCTTCGGGTGTTTTTGATTCGCCGAATATAGTATCTCGTATTGAATTTCTTGCACTATTAATAGTGGAACCAACTCCCTTTACTGCATCAAACATTCCTGTTCCGATGGTGTTAAGTATACCACCTTCATTTGCAGCAGATTTATAAACTAAGTCTATAGTTTTTGTCATTCTTCCTAAAGGTGTGACCCAAGAAGCCACTTGACCCAACATACTATCTCCGAATATAGATTCGGTCAATCCTAGTTTCTTCTCTTCCTTCTTTTCTTCTTTCTTTTCCTTCTTCTCTTCTTTCTTCATCTTTACATCAGTGGCAACAGCAGTGTCTAGTTGGGGAATATCAACTGTTGTTGACGGTGCTTGTGTTGCTCCAGACAGAGATACGCTTCCTGCGTTAATGCTTACAGATCCTGCACTAATAGACATGGAAGACAAATCACCTTGTTTTGGTGTCACAGGAGTTGCTGGTGTTACTTCTGCTTTAGGTGTCGCGGAAGAACCAACCACAGCAGCAGTGAGTGCTGCTGTAGTAACTGGTGAAAAATTATCACTTGTTGCTGACATGACAGGAGAGGTTTCTGGTTTGGTTTGGGTTGGTGGTGTTACTGGTGGTGCTTGGGGTGTTGGTGGAATCACATCAGGAATCTTTTGTGCTGTTTCTACTTCTGGTTCTTGTACTTGTGTATCTTCTGGAACTTCTATGAGGGAACCTAGGCCTGGAATTGCGGCCGCCACATTATAAATTCCTTCTGGTCCTATTAGTTCTGCAATTGTACTACCCAACCATTCTCCACCCAACGCTCCTGCTATACCTCCTATAAATGTTCCCCCCGGCAGAAAGGAAAGAGCGCCTGCACCTAGAACACCACCAGCAAGAGAACCAAATCTTGCTCCTATTTCTTTACCAATTGCTTCTTTCTTTTCTTT